GGTACACACCATCGGTTGGAGCGTTGATGCCCTGGAGATAGACCATGAAGTCTTCGCAGGCCTGAAGGGCATCGAGTGCAGCTGAGGTTCTCTGGGCAAGAGTGGCAGCTGGGGTGATCAATGCGCCGAGGTACTTGAAGTTGGTCGAGATGAAGACTGGACCGCAGGTAACGCCGCGTGGATCCAAGGTTGCATCGACCGAACCAGCCGCGTCGGTACCAGACCAGGTAAGGTCTTCGCAAGCAGCACGTGCGATATAAGCAGCAATCTGCTTGTCACGTGCGTTGGCGAGAGTCTGACCAGCCTGACGGGCAAGCTCCGAGCGGAACTCCCATTGAGTCTGCATGAGGTCGATATTGTCGATTTCGAAGTGCGCAGCGATTGGACGCTTGTCGAGCTTCACCGCAATGGTGGTCGAACCAGCATTGCTGTTGCTGCCGTAGAGTTCTTCACCCGCTGCCCATGAGGTCTTCAGGTTGACGGTACCAGTGACTGGGAATTCCCACGCCACGCCGTTAGCAAGGGTCTTGCTAGTAACGAGAGACTCGAACATGTTGGTGTGATCATAGGCGTGAATTACCTCACCGCTCCACACAGAGAGCCAGAGCTTGTTTGCGCCAGAGAGTGGACCTGACACTGCAGCGGTAGTCGAAGTACGCATCTGCATGTCAGAGTTGCCGAGATTTGGATATGCCATTGTATTTATTTCTTTCTATTATCGAAGACTGTTGAAATCAGTCTGGATCATCCGTAATTCAACGGATTGTCTGAATGTTTGATCCTTTGCAAAGCGTGGATCGTTACGCTCTTTGTAGAACTCAGCCTTGCTGGTATATGGAAGATTGTTTACTGAAGGGGTAGAACCCTGTCCAATCTTATTCACTGCCTGCTTTGCTGGTTCCTGTGCCGTCACCTTTGTTGCCTGGGCTGTGTCGTACTTGGACTTTAGACCAAGAAGGGTGACTTCATAAGAAGGTGTTGCTAATGCCGCGTTGATTGTGTTCTGATCCTGCTGCGACAGGTTCTTGCTAGCCCAATCAAATATACGAGCAAGGTTGTCCTTGCCCCCTACTACATCAGCTGCCTGGCTATAGGCATTCTGCAGACGGGCCTTCTGACCCTGCATGAAGTCATCAATCACGAAGTCTGGGACATTAAGTTTCTCCTTGATCGCGGAACGAGAATCATCTGAGAGATTGCCGTTAACCGTGAATTCAGTTGAATACTTTACCCATTCCTCCTGAGTGAGGGCATTCTTTGCTGCCTGCACTGCGGGTTGCTCCGTCTCCTTTGGCTTGTCTGGGATCCGTAGTTCCTCTGGAATCTTCGGAACTGGTTGTTCCTTAGGTTGTTCCTGAGCCACGGGTTCAGCTGCTGCTGGAGCTGGAATCTGCTTCTTTAGTTGTGAGATCTCCTGTCTTGCCTTGGTGTATTCACCTTGGGCCGACTTGAGCGCATTGAACCAGTCCCCCACAGACTTGAAGTTGTCGGGTACCTGGATGTTGTTTGCGTTTACATGCGTCTCGAAAGCCCTGGCCTCATGGGCAGTGACTGGATCCACTGTAACCGCCGATTGTTCCACCACTGGTGGAGTCGTTGGTTGAATGTTATCTGACATTTGAGTTTCCTTTAGACCCCGCCAACCTCAGCATAGGTATGCGAAATGAGGAAGGTATCGAGGACTGTTGATGTTGCTGGGTTTATGATTGATACGGTAGTCAATATGGCGGTTTGCTCATCCTTTGGTCCACCCAGTTTGAACCTGACATACTCGTTGTTGGATACCGTGAGGTAGTCCTTGTTTAGCAACCTCTTGTAGCCAGTTGCTGCGGACGGGGCAGTGGTTGTATTTGCCGCGATTGTCGCGCTGGATACCTGTCCCCACATCTCCAATGTTGTGTTTGCATTCGTATAGATTACAACCAGGTTAATCGGGGTATCTATTCCCGTTATCTGTACCTGCGTCGAACCATAGGAATAGTCCGTTGTTCCAAGACCTAAATCAACAGTGGTTGCCTGCACTATATCAGTCCAGTTTGGAGTAGACGGAGTCACGTCACCGCTGAAGGTTAGGTCTACGGTATTCGTTGTTATTGCCGCGCGTCTGTTTGCTGCATCCTTGGAGCCGAGCTTCTGTAGGATCCCCTCAACTGCAGACTGTGCGTCTTCAAGGGTAGAGTATCTACCTACGTAAATGGTCTTATTTACCAATAGATGGACTGGTCCGCTGTTTGGTGTCTGTAGATATGTGATGTACTCCACAGACTGTATGTTGGGATTGTTGGCTCCCGCTGCTTGAATGCTCATTGTACTGCTCCCATCATCTTGGACATGTCAACATTCTGAAGCGCCTGTTGAGTCTGGGCCTGCATATCTGGAGATTGCAAGGCATCCTGAGTAACCTGACCAGCGACATTAGCCATGCTGTTTCCAATGGCACCAGCTGTCTGCTGCTGTGTATTGAGTTGCGCGGCCTGCTGTTGCTTCTGCTGCTGCATCTGCTGCACTTCCTCCTCGCTACGAACCCATTCACGGGCATCGAAGCCAAGAGACGTGATCAACTGAGAGGCATAGGCATCCCATCTGAAGGTAGCAATGGCATCTGGTGGAAGGTTTCTCACCATCTCACCGAGCTGCATTAGCTTCTGCAGGTCTGAATCCCTGCTTAGTGCCTGAAGGCCAGTGATGATGCGAAGGTCAAGTGTGCCATCCTTTGCAAAGAACTGCTCCTCCAACGCGGGATCAAGCAACTCTTCATCAAGCATCTGGACTATGCATCTCTTTACCACTGGCTCCATCAATGTTCTTGCAATGGATGAGAATGCGCCTCCAAGCACGGTCTCAAGTTCTGCTCCGATCATGCGAACGGCTGTTGCCGTGACTCTATCACCAGAAGGAATGGCTTGACCTGTCATAAGAAAGGCCTGACCAATCTCCCTACGCATGTTCTCCACGGCAGCAGATGCCGCTTGGATCTGTGGATTCATCGTTGCCGCTGGACTAATAGTGAATACATCGGCCTGTCTAGCGGAGACAAATGATCCGTTTGACACAGTTGCAATGTCATCCACCTCAGTGATTCCGCTTGGGTCGATTCCAACCCAGAATGAGGAAGCAGCTGCTAGACCCTCTATCTGCGACTTTGTGTATGCTTCTAGAGACTGTAGGTCTCCGAGGATATCCTCGCAGTGTGATCGCCCATAGTTTTCCCCTGGAACACTGAGCCATCGGAGAACAGCAAACGTAGGTATGGCATAGTAGCCGTGATTCACAAGGTTTCCCTTGGAATCTTCCTTACGATATAGCCAGCGTCCATCATCCTGACGGAGATACTGACAATAGTAGGTATCGAATCCTCGTCGGTATTCGATACTGCCCTGCTCATACCGAATGTCATCAGGATCAATCGCCTCGTATTCAAGGTGAATGACCTCGATAACCTCACCCATTACGTCCCGTTGAACGACATATTGGTCTACACGGTAGTTCGTAAAGTAAAAGCGGTCATCAAGCATCAGTAGTACATCACCAGTCACGATGAGATTCTGCAGGGCTTGATATACTGTTTCCCTTAGATTTGTGGAGATTAGCTTTCGATATACCTGATACGATAAGGTCTCAAGATATTGAGAGATCTCGAATGGGGAATCCGTTCCATCCTTTAGCGCGAACTTGAAGAACGGAGCGTCATTCAGCGGAATCAGTGCGCTAAGCATTCTTGATGCCAGCGACGTAACGCCACGACTTGCCACCGAACTATATGGTTGCGGCATTGTCAATCCCTCTTCCCATCCCTTGGGTGGGAGAACTGTGGGGATTGTCAATGACGAACAGAACCTAGCCCTGTTCAGCTTGCTTGTTCTGTTTCCGTCTAGTATTCGAAACCGTTCTGATAGATTCATAGCGGCTTCTCATTCTTGTTCACGACTCCCTTTCCAAGAGCTTCGTAGAACGAAACCTTGGACATCTCTGATTTCTTAGGCTGAGATGCGGCCTTTGATTCATCAATTACAGATTGCTCTGCCTTGTTTATGTCTGATACTCGCTTGGCTTCTTCAGCCGCGAGTCTTTCTCGCTCAAGACGAGCTCTCTCGTCCTGTGCCTTCTGTTCATCCAGAGCCTGAGCCTTTCTCTTTGACTCCTGCTCGTCTTGGTACTGCCGTTCATCGGCCAGCAGTTGCTGCTGTTCCTTGAATGACATACCACCAGTCATGTGTGGTGCTCCCATGGTAGTTCCTTATAATGGTCTTTCGATGTATGTAGCCCCATGATAGGCGGTACTTGACGCTGCGTCCAACGCGGCCTGCTTGTCAGCCAAGAACTTCTTCTTGGCCTCTTCATTCCGAGTCAGTAGATCAGCCATAGCTTGATTATACTGAGATTGATATGCCTCAGCCGTTGTCACGCTATTGTCATATGCCGCCTTTGACCCAAGGAGTTGATCTCCCTCCTGGGCCAATAGGAACTTATTCCCTCTCTGCGAGGTATCTGCCTTTATGATGTCTTCAAAGGACCGTCTATTGCCATTCTCATCGAATAACTTGGAATACTGCACGGTCTTGTTGTTGAAGTACGGGCTGTTCTTATCGTATGCCGACACCTCGACATTCATTGGCTTGAACTGTCGGTAATCCGCCAAGTCCGCAGCCGTCTTTGCCTCCATTGCCTTGTCATACATGGCAACAGAGGGATCGCGCTGAAGCCTCAGTAGGTCGATGTTCTTGCCCTTGAAGGAATCCAGGATGGAAGTCTTCCACTGGGCGAGGTACGCATCCTCAGCCCTCTTGAACCTGTTGTCCCAGATGCCCTGCCATTTGGCATACTCTGGGTTTAGGTTGATTGACTTGGCACGATAGGCTTCGGCGGTGTCCCTGTAGTATTGACCCATGTACGACAGCTGTTCGGGAACAAACTTCGAATCTCTGATCTTTGCAACCGATTGCAGATATAGTTTATCCGCGTTGTTCATTGTCTGCTCCCTTCTCTTGTAATCGTATGATGGATTCAAACCGACCGATCATGTCAAGCTTTCCAGCCGTATAGGCTAGGCTCCTGGCCAATGATTCACTGGTTTGATTTTGGTCGTAGTTTGGTGGTTGTACCCACTCCTTCATTATCTTGATCCACTCTGGATCTAGATACGGATATCTTGAGCTCATTGAGTTCCTTTTGAATATCTTGAATCTGCGCGACAAGCGCAACGACAGTCCTGCAGAACTCTGGTCCCGTAAGCGGGAGGCCATTGTTCAGTTTGACTTGAATTGCTGGTTCTATTGGATTTTTCATATGATTGCGCACCCTCCTGCGGTGCAAGCTGGCTCGTGTGAAGCCTTGGTAGTGTCCTCGTATTCAAACTGTGGAAGAAGACTGAAGTCCACATTCACCTTCGGGAAGGCATTGTACTCCTCTTCAGTGATGGCCTCGAATGGGGCCTGCTGATAGGTGTGCTCTGACTTGGGAAGGAATGAGATTCCAGAGATTGAATCGAACTGACCGTAGACCAGGGATCCCAGGTTCAGGAATTCCTCGTCCGTATAGTTGATTGTCACCGATGGCTTGTGCTCACAGTAGTATTCGGCGTATACTCTCCACAGAATCAGGTGAGTCTGTGCATCAAGGTCCTGGGCTGTGACGGTATTTTCCGATCTCATCGGGAATGAGAACACCGCCGTGGATGACGGGTTCAATACACAGTCCTCGCATGGAACACCCTGCGACAGCATCAGTGCATACAGTGGATCCTTCTTGTCAAGGCGCACACGTCTGATGTAGTAAGGAGCATATTGAGGATGAAGACCAGAGGCACAGCCTGCCAAGCAGGAGGTGGTTCCCTCTGGCTTGACACATGTGATGGCCTTCGATGGCTCTGTGTCGATCTTCGCTGACCACCGTAGGTTTACTTCCTTGGATACATCTCTGATGTCCTGAAGGAACTTGATGAGTTCCATGGTGGATGCCTGTCCGCAGGTGAATCCGTTGTCCCAGATGCCTGTCATGCTTACGCCAAGCAGACGCTCATCCTGGCAGTTCTGCTGCCACTCCTTGCGGAGATACGGGAAGTACGTG